CGTGAGAGCATCAAATCTGACTGGTCGGATTACATCACAGACACCGTAGTGAAGGGTGCTGAAGTGGAGAACCCGCCGAAAGTAGCGAAAGCGACGATGACGAAAGCAGAAATCTTCGCGATTAAAGACACTGCTGAACGTCAGAAAGCAATCGCAGAAAACATTGATCTATTCAAATAACTGAAAGGATGAGAAAAAATGCCCGCTACCAATGTTGAAACCCTTTCCAATCCTCGCGACAGTCTGCCGAATGTGTACACGAATGTGAACGCGCGTGAGATCGACTTTGTCACTCGCTTCGGCAATAACTGGGATGCGTTGCTGAACATTCTCGGCATTATGCGGCCTATCCGCAAAGCGCCGGGCACGAAGCTTGTTGCATATAACGCGAATGTTGCTCTCGAAGATGGCGCTGTCGGCGCTGGCGAAGTGATTCCGTACAGCAAAGCGACGATCGAAGCTGTCGTGAAAGACGATCTGACAATCGAAAAGTATGCGAAGGCTGTGCCGATCGAAGACGTTGCTCAGTACGGCGCTGCGATCGCTGTCGAGAAGAGCGATGACGCTTTCTTGACCAAGCTTCAGAATGCCGTTCTCAGCCGTTTCTACAGCTTCTTGAACACTGGCTCTCTGATCGCTGGCGCTGATACTTGGCAAGCTGCTCTCGCGAAAGCGCAGGGCGAAGTGCTGAACAAGTTCGCTACGATTCAGAAAGATGTCACTCAGGTCGTAGGCTTCGCGAACATTATCGACGCTTACGACTATCTCGGCGGCGCGAACATCACTGTGCAGACTCAGTTCGGCATCAGCTATGTCAAAGACTTCATGGGCTACAGCACACTGTTCCTGCTGCCTGCTGCGCAGATTCCGCGCGGCATCGTGATCGCGACTCCGATTGAGAACATCGATCTGTACTACATCGACCCGGGCGACGGCGAGTTTGGTCGTCTCGGCCTGAACTACACTGTCCAGGGCAAAACGAATCTGATCGGCTTCCATGCGAACGGCAATTACGGCACTGCTGTCGGCGAAGCGTTCGCGATCATGGGCATGGCTCTGTGGGCTGAATATCTGGACGGCATCGCTGTCGTGTACTTCGGCACTTCTACTGCGGTGACTACTGCTGAGACGATCACTGCGACTGTCGGCGACACTCTGCTGTTCAAGACAGCGCATCCTCGTATCGTGTCTGTGCAGGAACTGCTCGATGGTTCTACACCGATTACTGCGTACACGATCGAACGCGAAGGCGTGCGTCTGGCTGCTGCCCCGACTGGCACTGTGAAGATCAAGTACACTTACATCGCTTGACGAATGAGAGGGTAGAGAGAAATCATGTTGCAGCAAGTGTGCGAATATCTTCATAATTATTTTATCAAAGAGCCGCACTGCGGTTCGTTCAGCATCGCTGACGGCATGATTTCTCTCGACTTTTTGAAAGACGGTCAGCGCTTCTGGATAACGAACAGCGACTTGAACGACGGCGTGTACACTTATCACGCTGACGGCATCAAGAACGACGACGACACTGATGCGGCGGGGCTTTCCGATGAAGATTTTAATGGCACAATCTGCGCAATGGCTGTTCCTCCCGCAGTCGTTGCCCTATCGGGAGAGATACATTCGTGGGTGGAAAAATACAGTGACGTTGTCAACAGCCCATATACAAGCGAGAGCGTGATCGGCGTGTATTCGTACGAGAAAGCGCGCAATTCGCTTGTCGGCGGCGGTAATTCGATGTTTTCGTGGCAGGAAGTGTTTGATAAGCGTCTGAATCGGTGGAGGAAGGTTAGTTTATGAGCTTGCTTGACAGCATGATGAGCAAATGCACGATGATCGACAAGCGCACAGTATCTGACGGCGTTTTCGGTGTCATCGAGCAGTGGGTCGATGGTGCTTCGTTTGAAGCGACGATCATCAAAGACACAACAACAGAAGCACGTCTTGCGGAAAAGCAAGGCGTTTCTGAAGTCTATACAGTCGTCGTGCATAAGAATGTTCCGCTGCGCTATCATGACGTGATTCGCAGAGAAAGCGATCAGGCGATCTTCCGAATTACGTCGAACATCGCAGACAGCGAAGCGCCGGACGCGAGCAGCGTCAAGATCGGCAAAGTGTCTGCCGAAAGGTGGGCTTTGACATGACATCGGCTGTGCAAGCTCTCAGCGAATGGTTTTCGCAATTTAATCTGCCTGTGTATCTGAACAGCGATGTGCCTGACGAAGCAGAGCTGCCGTACATCACGATTCCATTGAGTTTTCCTGAGTACGACAAGAAAGCTTCGTTCGCGATTCAGGTCTGGTACAGAACACGAGCGAACGTCGAGCTGCTTGCAAAAGCTGACGAGATCGTCACCGCTGTCGGCAGCGGCGTTCGCATCGAAACAGATCACGGATGCGTCGTGCTGTACCCCGATACGCCGCTTGTACAAGTGCTTGTCGATGGCGATTACAGAAGCGCATACATCAATCTGTCGTTGAACTCTTATCAAATGCCGGGTGTGTAAACCCGGAGAAAGGATGATCATATGAGCGCGCCCGGTTTGACTTCTCCTATTCGCTCTGAAACTTTTCAGAAGCTCCAGTTGAACGCTGGCATCTTTCTGAAGAATCTTGACTATGCTTCTATTACTGATTCTGATGCGCTGAAGACTGCGATCGCTTCTGCTATCACTGCTGGCACTACGCTGCTCGGTGCTACGCGCGGCGGCGGTTCTTTCACTGTCACCCGCGAGATTCGTACACCCGAAGTGGACGGTATGCGCTACGGCTTCGTTGGTGCTGATTTCGTCGATTCTGTTGACGCGAATCTGTCTACAACGCTGGTGGAAGTGACACCTGACAACATTGTCGCGACGCTCGGCAGCGCGGCTGCTACAACCAGCGGGAAAAAGACGACTATCAAGATGCACACAGCGATTCAAGATTCCGACTACATCAGCTCTCTGACCTGGGTCGGCGATCTGTCTGACGGTCGCCTGGTTGCGATCACGCTGAAGAACGCTCTGAACACTGCCGACTTCACGCTGACGTTCACTGATAAAGGCGAAGGCACTCTCGCTGCTGAGTTCCATGCGCGTCAGTCGAATGTCAACGATTACGACAACGCGCCGTTCGAAGTGGTGTTCTTCGACAAAGCCGCTTAACACAATTCAAGGGGCGGGGGTTATGCCCTCGCCCCGTATTTTATATCGGGAGGATAAAACATGAAAATCTCTGACATGACGAACGATCAGGCGACAGAAACTTTGATTCGACTGTCTGAGCCGATCGCGAGTATCTGCGACAATGATGAATTTGTTGATCTGCTGACGGAAATGTCTCGGTACAGCGAATTGCCGCGCGTGAAATCGTTCGGAAAGATTCTACCGAAGCTGGTCGTGTTCGCGCTGAAAGAACACAAGCGCGATGTATATGAGATCGTCGCAGCGCTGCGGCTTGTGCCTGTTTCGAAGCTCGGCGCGATGAACTTCAAAGAAACTGTCGACGAGATCAAAAACAGCTATGACGAAATCCTGCGTGATTTTTTTACATCGTCCGCGCGTGTGAAAAAGAGCGCAGGAAACGAATAACTGTTGTTCTTCAGCAGTATGGTTTTCACGGCGTTCGTGCATTTGCGCGGCTGCTCGAAGACGATTTCAGACAGACGGCGTATCAGGATTACACAGCGACGATGAGCAAGATTCTGACAGAAGCGTTCGTGCAGTTCGCTGGCGCTGACTGGCACGCGCCGTCATTCATCGACATCGTATATCCCGAAAGCAAAAAAGATGAACCGACAGCAGAAGAGATCAAAGATCACGTTTTGTCGCTGTTGCAGTAGTCAGAAAGGAGAAACGCTTTGGACGTATTTACTCTCTCTGCGAAACTGATTCTGAATACTTCGGATTTCAATACAAGTCTCCAAAACTCAGAGAAGAAAATGAGCGCTTGGGGCGTGACGCTCGGCACTCTTGCTTCTCAGGCGATCACAAAAGGCGTGCGCGCGATCACGAATTTCGGCAAATCCACTGTCGAGACAGGCGCTGACTTCGAAGCGATGATGTCTGAAGTCAAAGCTCTTCGTCAAGACGCGACTGCTGAAGAGTTTGACAAGCTGTCGCAGAAAGCGCAGGAGCTTGGCGCTTCTACAAAGTTCACTGCTACGGAAGTCGCTTCTGCGTTCAAATATATGGCGCTTGCTGGCTGGGATACTGACGAAATGCTCGCTGGCATCGACGGCGTTCTCGCTCTTTCTGCTGCATCTGGCGAAGACCTCGCGCAGACAAGCGACATCGTGACAGACGCGCTTACTGCTCTTGGCCTTACAGCGGACGACACAAATCATTTTGTCGATGTTCTTGCCGCTGCTGCTGCAAACTCGAACACGACTGTCGGCATGATGGGCGAAGCGTTCAAATATCTTGCTACGACAGGCGGCGTTCTCGGCTACTCTATCGATGACGTTGCAACTGTTCTTGGCTTGCTCGCCAACAACGGCATCAAAGCGTCTCAGGCTGGCACGTCGATGCGTCAGATTTTGAACTCGCTAGTCGCGCCGTCTGACGCTGCTGCTGAAGCGATGAGCGATCTTGGCATTTCGCTTTTCGAAGAAGGCACAGACAAGGCAAAGCCGCTTCTGCAAGTGCTGCAAGAGATGCGCAGCGTGTTTCAAAACTCAAACTTTGACCTTGGCGGCAAGTCAATGGACGAAGTGCAATCGCAGCTTGCAGAGGTTGACGCTTGGTATGACGAATGGAAGAAAAAGCTTGAAGAGGGCGGCGGCGCTGCGGATTATCTCGGAAAGCAAATAGACAGCGAAGAGCTCGAAAAAATGTACAACGAGAAGCTGCAAGAAGTCACGAACTTCAACGAGCAGTTTCTCGGACAGCTTTCTTCAATCGGCGGTCTTCGCGGTATTTCGTCACTGCTGGCGATCATGAAATCGACAGACGATGATTTCAATCAGCTCGTAACGTCTGTCGAGAACAGCAACGGCGCTGCTCAGAGCATGGCTGGCACGATGCTGGACAATCTCAAAGGCGACATCACGATTCTTAATTCTGCCATTGATGGCTTGAAAATTCTCGTTTCTGAAGACTTCACTTCGCAGTTCAGAGGATTCGTCAAAACGCTTACAGACGGCGTTGGTGAGATCAGCAAAGGCTTCAAAGAAGGTGGCCTTGCTGGCATGTTCGCAAATCTTGCGAACTGGGTCATCGACGGCATCACGGGCGCGCTTTCTGATGATTCGATCACTGGCGAAGGCGCGAACAATTTCGGCAAAGCGCTGGGCGATTTCGTCGGCAATCTGGTTGCGAAGCTTGTTTCGAGTGCGCCGGAGCTGATTTCCGGCTTGTTTGAAGCTGGCGTGAATCTTGCTGGCGGGCTGATCGAAGGTCTGTTCAACGGTTTGTTCGGCTCTGGTGCTGGCTCTGTTCCGGGCATGATCAACAGCGCGAAAGAACAAGAGCGCGATGCTGTCGCAGCCGCAGACCAGGCTGCTACAAAAGCAACAGGCATCCTTGGATACATGGATTCTCTGCGCGACAAATACGGCGAATCAGCAGAGAAAACGAAAGAATGGTCTGAAGCGCTCGAATCGTTGAAATCTGTTTTCCCGGAAATCAACGGATTCATCGCTACAGAGGGCGGCGAGCTTTCTGCTACGAATGAACAGCTTCTTGCCTACATCGACAATAGCAGAAAAGCTGCGATTGAAGACGCAAAACGCAAGACTGTTCAAAGCTTGACAGAGAAGTACACGCAAGCGCAGTACAATCTTGAAGAAACGAAAGTCAAATCAGAACTCGCGCAGCAGCAGCGTGACGAAGCGATGAAGGAAATCATCGAGTTCATTCAGCAGTTTGAGCCTGATTTCAAGGGCGAGAATTTGAGTATTGATCAGCTTGAACACGTTGCTTATGACTACGCGCGCGGCAATAAAGAAGTGCAAGATCAGGTAAAGAATCTTGTCAAAGTCTATAGAGATCAGGATAAAGCGATGAACGATTTCAACAAAAAAATCCCTGATCTTGAAAGCGCGTTGAGCTTGCTGCAATCAGAAGTCGAAATCGCAGAAAAAGCGCTGCAAAACATGGCAAAAGAAGCGAACAGCTTCAAAGCGCCTGATTATACGTCCTATGGCGAATGGGCGAACGATTATTACAGCCAGCATTCGCACGCCAGCGGCGCGTGGAACATTCCCTACGACAATTATCCTGCTATGCTGCATCGCGGAGAAATGGTTCTTACATCGTCTCAGGCGCGTCGGTATCGTGACGGCGAAGGCGGCGGCATGAATCTGAGCGCGCTTACGAGCGCTGTCGTCAACGCTGTTCGTGAGGGCATGGCTGGCGCTGTCGTGCGATCTTATCTCAACGGCAAAGACGTTACTGACGATGTTGCTCGACGCATGGGCAACGCGATGAAATCTCAGAGGTACGCGACATGACGAGCAGATATGATGTAACACTGAATGACAAAAAGCTGTCGAGCGTCAACAAGAATCTGCTGATTCTTGATGTAGCGTACAGCACATCTGAATCGTTTGAACGTTCGCGCATCGCGAATCGTGACGGCGCTCGTCTGTCTTCGCTTTACCGCGAAGGCAGCAGCGTCACTGTCACGTTTGAGCTTCACGTCTACGACATTCAGAAGCGCCAGACGGCGCTTGCAGACGTGATCGCATGGGCGAAAGACGGCGGCGTGCTGAAGATTAACGACAGAAAAGATCAAAGCTTGCAGTGCGTGTGCGAAAAGTTACCAGCGATCAGCGTGAAGAACTGGACAGAGCCGCTGACGATCACGTTCAGCGCGTACGCTTTCCCGTACTGGGAAGAAACGAAAGCAACTGTCGCGACGCTGTCTGGTAAGAACGTCAGCGGCACAATCAAGGTGAACGGCAACGCGCCGAAAGCGTATGCGAACGTCACTGTGAAAGCGACTGCTGCGATCACAAGCCTGACTGTCAAGATCGGCAGTTCGTCGATCGCCCTGTCCGGCATCAGCATCGCGGCTGGCAAGACTGTCGTTTTCTCATACGATGGAAACAAGATTCTCAGCATCATGACTGGCACGACTTCGCTGCTCAGCAAGCGCACGGCGAAATCAAGTGACGATCTTGTCGCTTCGTGCGGCAAATCAAACAAGATTTCTGTCGTTGCGTCTGCGAATGTGACAGCGACATTCTCTGTGAAGGGGGCGTTCATTTGATTCAACTGCCGCGACTGCTGGACAGCAGCTTGAAAGAAGTGAAGCGTCTTCGCCCGGTGCAGATGTCGGTGAACTTGGAGATCGTGCCGCTGTCAACGGCTTCAATGACGCTGCTGAAAGACGACACTGTGACAGCGCGTTCGTTTGTTGAGATATACACGTCGATTGGCTCTGTCGGTATCTTTCGAGTGCGAGCGCCGCAGGAATCGTACGGCGACGAAACGATCACTGTCGAATGCGAACACGCGATCACAGAAGTCGCTGACTATCTGATCAAAGAAGATTACGAGAAAGCGATGAACGCACAGACGGCGATGAAGACGCTGTTCTCGCATTACAAAGGCAAGCTCTGGAAGCTCGGCTCGCTCACGAACCTCAGCGGCACTGTCAACGTGACATCGAACTATAACACAGTGCTTGAAGCGATGCTCGCAATTCTTGACCAGCAGCGCGACGTGATGATGACGTTCGATTTCACGACATCGCCGTGGACGATCAACTTTGCGAAAAAAGGCACTGTTGTCGCTGCTGAAGGGCGCTTGTCTCGCAACGTGAAAAGCGCGAAAGTGACATATGACGACAGCAATCTTTGCACGCGCGTTTACGCTGACGGACTTACTGGCACGAAGGGAAATGTGTATGGTCACATAGACGCGCCCACGCTGTCGAAATACGGCGTTGTCGAGAAGACAGTGTCTGGCTCGTCGGACAGCAAAGACGATACGACACGCGCTGCGAAAGCGTTTCTGAACGACAACAAAGAGCCGAAAGTGAGCGTTGAAATCGACGCTGCTGATCTTTCGTTGATCACTGGTGAATCGCTCGACAAGTTCACGCTCGGCAAGCTGTTCCGGCTGGCGATACCTGATCGCGGTGTAACAGTTGAACAGCATATCACTTCTCTGTCTTGGGACGATGTCTTCAACAACGAAGAATCGATTCACGTCACGCTGGCAGCGAAGAAAGACACTGTTCTCAGCTTCTT